TACTACTCTTAGGAGTAGTCTCTAAATTTTGAATCGTAACCCCCAAAGTTGCACCATTTCTGACTACGCCTTTTTCTCTATCCCGCCCGAGTTCATGGGCTATCCCAGTGCCTATCAAGCAATCAGGTACCATGGGCAAAGTGCATATGACCGTCACCGCCATCAACGTGCGGAATTGCTGGCGCTCGTCCCGCAGCTGGAAGATGCTGTTGAGGAACGGGCCGTCAACATTAGATGGTCTCTTGCCGAAGCATTGCATTGGGATCTTTCTCAACGCTACAGCAATGCGTCTGTTCATGATAACACTGATTTCTGGCATTCTAAGGTTGAACTCAGGCGGGCTTGCGGCGTCGCGCTCGGGCATGCTTCTCATCGTGCGGAGGCACGACTCTCACCGGCCGCGATTCTCCAAACGTGTCAGCTCGAAGCAGCGCGCGATTTCGCCGCTCTTCAGCCTTCTTTGGAGTGGCATTCTTGGACTCCTGAACGTGAAGTTGCACAGGTTCTTTGGTTCGCTGAAGCTTCTACGACTCAGATGCTTACCCTCACTAATGCCCTTCGCGATGTCAATCTTGACTCTGACTTTCTTGCCCTTCAATTCTTCGCGTGTAGTAACTTTCTCGATGTTAAGCCGTTCAACGTTGAATGCTTCTCGGATCGTCCCGACGTCGGATCCCTTGTTGCGCCCGTCTTTGACCCGAATTTGCACGCTCTTGCCTCTTGTGAGTTTTTGGCCCTCACTGGTCATTGGTTTGAACGCATTTCCATCGAACCTTCCTCTCTTGGCCCTGCGGAGGTCGTGGTCACGACTTACACAACTCGCAATCTCCGTGAAAGACGTGCGCTTCTTTTCTACGCCAAACGCAGTGCTCCTGATCTCGCTTACCCTGATGTTAAGGCCGTCGATTTCGACGTCCTCTTCAATGAGATCATTCGTGCCAATGGCGTCACGATTAATGCCCCACCCGCGCGCCGCGTTGGTGGACCTGGCGACTGCTGGAGGTGTCTCCCAGTATTCCAGTCGCCGTCAGATTGGGAGATGACCACTGTTGAACTTGTTGAGCGCATCGTTAGTTATGTCAATTTGTGTGGTGATCAACTGTCCGATTACGTGGTCATTTGGTCACGTCAGGCAGACCTAGATTTTCATGTTACTGCTTGTACCGCAGCAATGGAATCATATTTTGGCTGCCCTTGTCTCCAAGAAGGCTTACCCGGGCATGCGCGCGGGGAATGCCCCTTTGTAGGCCTCGACGATTTCGTCAGGGCACTATGTGACTGCGAACCTGGTGAGATTTTTCTTGTCGGGCACGAGTCGGAGCGCGCTTATGTTACGAGTGTTGCCGCGGATCCCATCGGCGCACTCGCTTTGTCGGCCAAGGGTTTGCGCGCTGGCATCACTGCTTTGGTGGGACACGTCGCGGCTGAGATTCCTGAGCAACCTGTCCATGCGCT